TTGTATTTCTTTTTAGCAAAGACCATGTAGTTATACATAAACCTATCTCTGCCATCATCTAATTTTCTTTTTGAACACAAAGCTAAACATGGTGGACCATCTTCAAATTCTGGATCTGTACCTACTAGTATATTTCTGTATGTCTCATCTACTAGTTTTTCTAGTTCTTGTTTACCAATCTTACTTTGATTAGCAACTTCTATAAATTTTTCTATATCTAATTTGTTGTTGTCTTTATCAACTGCGTATCTTTTTGTACTACCATTATTATAGTATGGTAAGTTTATAAAGTTACCTGGTTTTATTTCGCCTTTGTCATCTTCCTTTAATTCTTTCTGTTTTGGAAAAACCTCTGTGTCAGGATCTAATCCAAGTGGCAGAAGAAAAGACTTCAGTGCCAAGATTAGATCAACAGCTGGTATTGGTTCTTTTAAAAACAAATAACAATGCAGTCCTCCGCTTTTAGATAACAATGGTATTAGTGGTAATTTAAATTGTTGAAACAATGCTAGATAGTTTTCTACTTTAAAACTAGCATAGTCTTTTGAGTCTATGTCTATACAACCAAACTGAACTGTCTTATCTAGTCTACATGGTTGTATACCGATAGATATCTTGCCTTCAATGTGATCTTTATAATCACCTTGTGTAATAGGTCTACCAGCCCATTCGTAGTTTGGTTTAACTTTGTTTTTGTCAGTGTCTAATTGTGCCGAAGACATATCGGCAATACCAAAGTCGCCTTGGTATCCAGTAAATAATTCTATAAATTTTTCAACCATAAAGATCCCGGGTCGGAGCGGCTCCACTCTCGCTTTACCGCTCCTATCTGCTCCATAAGAGTAGAATTAGTAGTTAGATTCCTCTTGGGTTACAGCCGCAGCTTTTTGCTGACTGTTTTTCAAAGAGTTGTAAAAATCTCTAGCCATTTGATATAGGCCGGCATTGTCTACTTTTCTTACCATAGACACATTATAACCATGCCAAGTAAAACTACCTGAGTTTTCAACAGAATTTAATTTATAAATTCTAGAAAATGTAGGCGCTTGTAAAGATTTTCCCGTACTAGGATCGTTTTCAAATTCATTCTCCATTAAAGAATTCCATTGTCTACTTACCTTAAGCTGTGTTGACTTCATAGTCATTAAAGCTTTCTCCGGTCTCTCACCATTGATAACTACAAAGTGATTTGCTGTTTTGATAATTTCATTTCCATTATCTAACATATCTTTGTTTCTATCATTTTGAGTTACCTTCGACATAATTCCAGGTCCTCTGTCATTATGTATAGGTCTACCTTCTCTTTTTTCAAAAGGTGCCCACTCTGGATATGTCATCTTGTAGAATACAGGAATAACTTCTATTCCCTTTTCTCCATTATACAGTTTCTTTGTAACTGTATTGTAGAACATACCAGCTTCAGCGCCTTCTACATACTTTGCATGTTTCTTTTTAGTTTCATCTGATCCTGATTGTAACAGTTTCAGAAAAGGTAAAGCTAGATCTTGTTTGTCTACGTTCTCTAAACCCATTCCTGAGTCTGATACGAAGTCCAAAGTTGCTAATGATCCGCCTTCTTGTTTTGCTACGTCTCTTGTCTCTTCATTCATATTATTTGTTCCTTGTTATTTTAGTTTTGTTTCCCTTAAACAGATTAAAATGTTCAGAAGGTAAGTCTAAATCTTTTTCGACTCGCTCTCTGAATAGTGCTTTGAGAGTCATGGGTTCCACTTTAAGCTTTTGGACCGGTTGGTACCCATTGCTCTCGGCAAGGTTTGCGTAATCGCTCGCCTTGTTATCTTCGTTTCGACCAAAGGAAACAGTGATTTCATTTTTAATCAAATCACCTAAGTCGTTATTTCGAAGCCAGGTAAATGCGCCTTCCTTTTTATCTATAGGAATTGTTGCGCTATAAATTTCTTTTACTTCTATTGCAGAACCATCTCTTAATTTCATGGTTTTTAATTTCATAGAATCCATAATTTCTGGTATAACTTGTTGTGAAAGTTTATCTGCTTGTTGTTTTTTTCTAGATAATCTTTCTTCTTCAATTTTAATTTCATCTTCTAGTT